GGCAAGGAACGTGCTGCCCGCCGGGCTGGGGCTCTCAGCGGCCCCGGAGGGGGCTGCTGTGGTGTGGCCGGGGAAGATGCAGAACGAAGTCTGCTCCTGCCGGGCAAAGCCGGGGGTCTCTACGTGAGCGCTGCTGACTTCACGACAGCTGACACCGGATAGTACTGTGGTGTAGCTCTCGCTCGCAGTGCCCTTGCGGATGATGTGAGTGATGGTGACAGTCTGGTCTGCGCCGAGAGGTTTTCGCATCGGTCGGCCTCCCTTCAGCGTCTGCGGGGCGGGTGGTACACGCCGCCCTGGTACAGCATCCAGCGAGTAACCGGGGCGCTCAGGGTCTGCTCCACGATCTGCTGCTGCCGTGCGCCGAGGTAGGATTGCATATCCATCCCGGATGCATAGCTCTCAGTGTACCCGTGGTTGCTGACGCTGGTCACGCCGTCCCAGCTGGCGCTGACCTCTTCCGAGAGGGCCACCAGCCGGGCCTGGCACAGGGCCAGAAGCTCTGTCTGCTCCAGCCCAGCTGCGATGCTGGCGCGCCACCGTGTAGCGTTCTCGATGAAGAGCGCCGCGTCGATGGACATTGGCGTGAACTGCGGCTCAGTCAGACTGCTGTCTGGGTACTTCTCCTTGAAATCGGAGTAGGTCAGCCAGCTGTCCATAGGTTACGCCTCGGCAAAGTTCGCCTTGGGAATGGTGATCTTACCCATGCGGACGTTCTTGTGGTCAAACTTCAGCTTCCAGTTGGCGGAAGTAGTGAGCTCCGTGTCGGTGGGGGTCTCCTTGGCGATATTATCCGCGTCGAAGCTCAGACCGTTGGGGTGCAAAATGAAAGAGCGGTTGTTGTACAGGATGTCCGTACCGCCTGCCTTGGCTGCATCGTACTCGGTGGTATCCGGGGAGATGACCTTGGGGTTTGCGGTCAGAACGGAACCCTGACCCAGCAGGAAGGTGTTGTAGTTGGTGCCGTCGTCGGTGCCGCGGTCGTTCTCGATGACGACCAGGCCGTTGATGGTGGGCAGGCTGACTTCCTTCTGGAGCACGTTGGTGATGGTGTACTTGTTGTAGTTCAGCAGGCCCAGCTTCTTATACTCGGCCATGATCTTGGAGTGCACCACCAGCAGGCCGAACTTACCGGAGAAATCGCCCAGGGCACTCTGCTGCACGTCGATCAGCTGGTTTGCGGTCACGCCGCCGGTCTTGACGGTCAGAGAGTGGTTCTCCAGGCCGGTAACGCCCAGGGCGGCGT